ACTTAATGAATTTTTTAAAGCATTAAGAGCATTTACCTTTTCAGGCGTATCATTGCCTATAATGGCAGTGAATGCGTCTATCGTATCTCTAAAACTATTATCCTCTGGTTGTGTCTCCCTAGGAGTTTCTTTGACTTCAAATTCAGGTAGTTTTCGAGAAATTTCTTTCTCTATGAATTTCTGAATCTTAGGGTCTTTATTAAAGGGCAAAGGTTTTTCTTCCTTTTCTTCCACCTTTTCTTCTACAGTTTCCTGTTTAGCAAAAGGGTCTTCGTTTTTAGCAAATGAGTCAAAATTTTGTTCACCGCTTAGTTCACCAAGAAAACTTTCTACTGCACTTTTTTCTTTATCCATAATATTGTCGGATTGATTCAGGCTCAACCTAGAAAGCCTTATGGCTAATGATAAATTTACGCAGGGGTCTTATTTATTGTCCACGACTCCGAGCAAACGGACTTACTACTACTTCTTCATTTTTTTAAGAGCTTTTCCTTTGTGTGTACCCTTAATAGTTCCTTTGTTTTGTGAAGCATAGAATACTTTTTTACCTTTTTCTTCTCCGTATTCTTTTTCCATAGCTTCTTCTATTTTTTTACCTTTCCTAGTTAATGGCATTTTATTTCTTTTTCATTTCTGCTAATTCCGACCTTTGGATTTTATATTCTTTATCGATACCTTTCTTAGTTCGCAATACTCTTGTAAGTCTTTTATGTTCTGCGATTGCCTTTTCTTTTGGCATTTCGTATTCTTCTTTTTCATTTTTCGCTTTCTTTAAAGCTTTGTTACAACTTTTCATAATTATTGTAGAGGAACATTATTTAAAGCCGCCGACGCTGGCTCACTTGATAATCCTAAATCAGGTGCTGGAGGCATTGGTTGTCCTCCGTCTAAAGGATTCTGTGGGTTTGCACTATCTTGTGGTTGTGTTGGTACTGTTTCAGGGAACATCATTGCCATATATCCTTGTGGATTCTGTAACCACATTGCTGTCTGTTTTGCTGTCTCAATTGGGTCGGAATAGTTAAGTTTCTTGAATAAAGTAATTGGGTCTAAAGCTCCAGCTTTCCATAAATCTACTGCCTGATTCATTTCAGTAAGCTCATCTTTAGGTTGCATTGAGTTAGGAGATACTGAAACAACATATCTTCTTTCGTGTCCTGCCATCTGTAATTTTACATATTCTACTGCACTAGCTTGTCCCATTATTGCTCCATAGTGGTCTTCATCATAGAAAACATAGTAAAGCTGTACCCACCAGTTAAAGATATTGTCTGCAAGCTGTTCTAATGCGTCTCCGATACCACCACCGATTCTTGAACTATCGTGTGATTGATTAAGTATCATTCCTCTTGCTGTGGTGTTTTCATCAGGTTGTTGAGCTGAAAGTCCTTGTGTTCCATAGATTCCTCGTAGGGTATCTTTGTCTATTTGCTGACTGTCTAATATTCCATTAGGTAAAGGAGAAGCTGGGAAACGAACCATAGCTCTTGTAGGGTCAGAACAAAGTATTGGGTCTCCTTTTTCAAATCCATCAGCGGCTTGATGAGCTGTTTCAGGAGTGAATTGATTTTCATCTAAAGCCATAGCATTGTTTCCGTGAGCTAGATTTTTTTCAATTTGTGTATCACGAGCGTTGATTCTATCTTGGTTTGCTATGTTTTGTTCGATTAGGTTTGTGAAATCGTGAGGTTGTTCTTGTAGAGAAAATACTGAAAGAAAAGAATAAGGCTTCTTAGGCTTAGCAAAGTGATTGTTCTTGCCTTTTTCGTAATTGAAAAATTCGTTCTTGTGTTTATCTAACACTTTATCTTTAAATGTAACGAAGCAGAATTTATCATCAGCACTCCACCATTCTGTATATGTGATGTCTGTTCCCATTTTAAGTCCTACTTGAATTTCGATATATTCTTTGTGTTCAGGATATAAGTCTATAACTTCTTGAGCTGTTTTAGTGCATCTTTCTCCAAGCCAACCGATAAAGTCTCCAAATTCATCTACATAACCATTTGGGTCAAGTAAAAGATTTTGTGGTTTTCTAATATCAGAATTAATATCATTTATTTCTGCATTCCATCCGTGTTTTATACCTGCTATGAAGTAGACTCCCCATTGCCAGACCATTACTCCAAGTTTCTTGCGAAGACATAGAATGTCTGCGTGAAACTGGAGCATAGTCTTAATTTGATTAGAAGACTCTTTTCCTTCGGGAGTATTATCACTCCAAACGACAGGTTCTGGGTTCTTTGCTAATGATTGTGGCACAAAAGTTGCTGTTGCTTCAAAAAGAAGATTGCTAGGTGCAGTTTTTTGATTCAATCCACTAGCATCTTGTTTTTGTTTTCCAAATAAGTATTTTTTGTTTTGTACTTGACGAGGTTTTATTTTTCCTTCGTAAGGTGCATAAAGATTCTCATAACTCTTAGCAAGTTTTATGAGTTCATCATCTGACATATCAAGTTCTAATTCATCAATAGGTTCACTAGAAAGTCCTTCTTGTTCTTCAAGTCCTTCTGCAACTTTGTTAGCTCCCGAGCTTACGAGATTATCTACTCCTGCGATATTCAATGCAAATGGGTCAGTTTCCATATAAAAAAGACGAGTCAAAGATTTCTCTTTGCTCGCCGTTGTGTGGGTTGAGCTTATTTATAATATACACCTAAATTATACTGCAAACAAAAATAAAAAGCAAAGTCAAATCAATCTGTGGAAAACTTTTTTACTCTATTATCATATAAACTGTCATTTCGTTCTATTTTCTTTATTTCTCCTAGGTTATCAAAATGGATAGTAGCTGAACCATTTTTGATGTCAAAGACACCAGATGAGCATAGTAAAGCAAAAGTAGCGTGAAATTGCTGAAAATCTTTGAACATTTGAGCTTCTGGGGTTGTTAAAAATATAGTTATTTCTTCTTTTGGCATTAAAAGTCTATTGGATAGCCTATAGGTTTTATAGGATTATCGTTATTAATATTAAAGTTTCTACCTACTGGTATGCCTGATAGAGCGTTTCCTTTATGAACAATAGAAGCCAAGTCCTTACCGAATCTGTCTAGTCCTATACGAGCATAGACTGTAGCCAATACCCAGTGGTCTGCTCCTTTTCGTTTCCATACCCAACGCCAGCCATATTGAGGGTCAGTTTCTTCTCCTGTAATCTCTTTAACTCTATACATATTCAGCCAGTGATTGAAATATGGTTGCCAGTCTTCTACAACACCGTAAATAGGTAATCTTTGTTCCTTGAGTTCATCTACTATGAGCTGGATTGTTCTATTTCTGTCAGCTAGAACTTTGTATACTAGTTCTCCAGCTTCTTCATCTACCCATCTAAATAGCTCGTGGTTCTTTGTTTCTTTAGTAAACCAGCATAAATACACTCTACCTCTATACTTAGCCTGTAGTTTCCTAATACCTATCAAATCTCCTCCTTGGTCGGCTACCATAATACTTCTAGGAAATCTTTGCATTAGTTTATCAAGCTCATCATAGGGGTCATAACCTACTGTTCCATTCTCTGCTACACTTTGACAATATCCATAATAGAATATTCCGTCTTTATTTGCCAAAGTATAATGAATATTATGTCCTGTATCTACTCCGATTATAATTCGTCCATCTTGGCTATTTACTTCATTTCTAAGATTGCTTTCAAGTAATTGCTGTGAAAGCATATTAGTTGTGTTGATATATGTAAGTCCAGCAACAAAGTTATAGAAGTATTCAGGAGTGCTTGACCTTTTATACTCGCATATTTCTTCTACACTTATCATCGGGTTAATCCATAGTGGAATCCAATACCCAGACCACTTGCCATTAGCTGTAGCTATCCATTCACCCATACGCCTGCAATTATCGCTTATTTCTTCTTTACACTTAGGACAAATAAACTTCTCTTGCTTATAGTCTATGCAAGATTCATCAAACACAAAGATATTTCCACAATCGTGCTTCAAGTGCCACATCTTTTTATCGCTCATATTCCAAGACCTATCTACTCCGAAGTCTGGTACAGTCGGGTTAGAAAATATCCATTTCCATTTATATTCAGAGTGCTTTAAACGAGAATTAAATGTCTCAAGAATACTCTGAGGTGCTTTGTCATACTCATCAAGAATAAGCATATCCATTGTAAGCATAATACCTGCTGTTGGTGTTTGAGCTCCAAGATAGTGAATGAATCCTTCACCTATTTGTTTCTGTTCAATAGCATCCTTGTCTTTCATCCAAGTTTGAAGAATTTTATTCTGTTGTATCATCGGGTTTACTTTGGAACTCACAAACTTGCTTGACATATCAGCAGTTGGAAGAACATAACCGATTCTCATTTTTTTATAGTAAGAAAGCCATACAGTTTTAACTATAGCCATTGTAGAGAATCCTATCTGTCCTGCTTTAAGACAGCAAAGAAGAGGAGAATTGTCCCGATAAATATCTATTAAATATCTATGAGTAAAGAAGTCTAAAGTTTTACCACTTTCTGTTTTAATGGCATTCTCTGTAATCCAAGCCAGTATGCTTAGATGTTCTATGTCTTTGAAGTTTGTTGTTTCTTGAACCATTCATCGAATGCTTTAGCTCTCGCTATAGCTTCAGGACTCATTTCCTGATTAATATTTATATTTATATTCTTATCAGGTGCATAAGAACCTTTTACTTTGTAAGCCATATCTAATCCCTTAGCTACAGCTTGAACATCTATCTGTCCTTTTTCATCTATTTTCTTTAAAAGTGCATTATGTTTTTCTACTAAAAGCTCATCAGGTATTTGTTCTGCTATTGACTTTATAGCTTCTTGTATCTTAGGTTTTCTTAAGTTTTCATAAGCCATTACCGCTGCTACATTTTCATTGTCTGTATCGTAGTTATTTAGTATTGCTTGAGTTCCTGTTTCACCATTTACAATATCTTTAACAAAACCTTTTGCTTTTTTAGTTAGCTTATCCATATTCTATTTAACCTTTTTTAATACTTTATTCTTAGTTGTTAGTCCCACAGTAATTTCTTTATTCACTTGTGGAATTTCTTGTTTGAACATTAAATCCATTAGTTCTTTGTTGATTTCTTCATCTAAAGGAATACTATCGAGAGTTAAGAAGTATTTATTGTCTCCTTTTCTAATCATTAATTCTAGTTTTCCTTTATTAGTGTTACAGATTAAGCGTCTAACTTCGGAAGCTCCTAGTAGTTTCATTACTTTGTCGTCTATTTTAAGAGTTTGTTGATTCATTTGCTTTTATATTAGCGTTTTTAATATTTTTTATACATTTTCTACATAATTCTTCTTGGCTTGTCAAGAACTGATGTAATGGTTCTACCCATATTCTTTGTCTTTTTACAAAAAGTCTTCTTTTTTTACATTTATTACATATTTTAAACATTTTATTGGAAAGGGTTATGTCTATTCATTGCCATCTCGTATTCCATCTCTTGTGGGGTTTTTTCAGGGATATATACAATACTTGAGGCTGTTAAGATGGTTGATGCTATCCCGACTGCATTTCTAAAGATCGGAATGGCGTCGTGGTGGGTAGGATGGTGTAGGTCGGTGGGGTTCGTAGAA